CTGGACCATTAGTGAATGTAGAAACACCAGAAACATTAAGTTGTTGTGCCGTTAAATCTGTTACTGAAGTAATTCCTAAAGTACTAATTCCAGTATAATTTAAGTTAGTACCAGTTAGGTTTGTTATAACTCCTACAGTACTATTAAGTTTAAAAGAAGTAACTATTCCACTAAAGTACCCATTACCTTCAACCCAAAGTTTTTGTTGTGGATTTGTGGACCCAATACCTAAATTACCACCAATATAAGCACTAGAATTAATACCAGTAACTTGAAGAACTTGTCCTAAAGTTCCTGTAGAAGTTCCACCACCAATTAATACTGGACCATTAGTAAATGTAGAAACACCAGAAACACTTAACCTTTGTGCCGTTAAATCTGTTACTGAAGTAATTCCTAAAGTACTAATTCCAGTATAATTTAAGTTAGTACCAGTTAGGTTTGTTATGATACCTACAGTACTATTAAGTTTAAAAGAAGTAACTACTCCACTAAACTTACCATCTCCTTCAACCCAAAGTTTAGATGTTGGTCTTATAGATCCAATACCTAAATTACCACCAATATAAGCACTAGAATTAATACCAGTAACTTGAAGAACTTGTCCTAAAGTTCCTGTAGAAGTTCCACCACCAATTAATACTGGACCATTAGTAAATGTAGAAACACCAGAAACACTTAATGCAGTCCCTAAAATAGAACTGGCAGTTATACTTCCGGTAAACTTGCCATCTCCAATTACATCAAGTTTTACTGTTGGTACAGTAGATCCAATACCAACAAAAAATGAATTTCCAATTTTTAAATCAGAATTTACCTGTCCACCAATACTAATATTGGTGCTAATTGCAACAGTATTTGCATTAATATTTAAGTTATTAGGGCTAGTAATTGTTGGCGTACCAGATGCCCCGATTAAGCTAATCCTTTTTACGCCAAAATCCTTATCTGCCATTATACTTTTTTAGTTATTTATTTGATTACTCATTCCAATTCCAATGATATATTCACACCTTCAAAGGAAAGGTTAGAACCAGATGCAAATTGTGCTGTCGAATTGGTTATGGATATTCCAACAACTTGTCTAAATGGGTTTGAGAGTACTCTATTTGTAGCGCCTCTCAAATTACTATTTCCTCTAAAATTATAACAATCTCCAGGTAAATCTGGATTATCAGTAGAAAAGTTGTAAGATCTTGACCAATAATTCGCATCATTCACATTTGAAAATGGATCAGATAAATTAATTGCCACACTCCCATCAGTTTTCAACCAGGTACGAGTAGCACTTTGATCTGATGATCTATTATTCTGCAAGTACAATGCAATAACTGAACAAGTATTTGGGCCAGCAGAACTAGTTCCATTAAACCAAGTATCATAAAAAGATGAATTATCGGACCTAAAATAATCTTCATAATTTGTAGTGTATCCAGCAGCCATGGTCATTTCAGCAGGAGCCCAGACATCAATCATTGGACCATTATTAGAATAACAAACTCTACGAACAGAAAAGGCAGTAGATCCTTGTCTAGATCCAGAAGGTTCAACTGCACAATCTAATGCACCAACACGTATTGATCCCTGATTATTGGTAATATCACCAGAACCTCCTTTCTGAACTCCACCAACTCTATTAATAAATTGTGTATTAAAATCATACCAATTACCATAATCAACATCAGTTGGATCAGAAAGTTTTTGATTATCATTACCAGCAGATGCTACAACAATACATCCCGCAGCAATTGCATTCTCCGCACCAGAATTGGAAGCAGTTGAAATAAGAGTATCCAAAAATTTTCCAGAACCAGAATATCCAGTCGTCCCTGCGAAAGAACCGTTATTATATGTAAAGTACATATGATTTCTTGCACTACCACAATTACTTGGTGGAGTATCATCAAATCCAGTTCCAACATAAGTTTGAGTGTTTCCTCGATATCCTATTGTATAGGTAGTTCCAAAAGTATTTCCAGTAGAAAAAGATAAACCATAACTATTATTAATTAAGGTTGGATCAGGATCTCCACCTTGGGAAATTTTCTTTGCATTATGAAAAATAGTACAGGCATTAAGTGCGGTAAATGGATCTAGATATCCACCTGCACCACTTAAAGCAATTCTTATATTCCATATATTACAATTAAAAGCAAGACCAAATGTTTTTCCACCTATTTGAGATGCACATGCTGTTCCATGCCCACCGGCTATTTGATTTCCATTAGAATTTGGCGTTTTAGTAGACACATGTTCAAGTGTGTATAATGAAGTTAAACTAGATAACGTTCCTAAAGATAAGAATTGGGAAGATCTTTTCGAAGTATTTGTCCACCATTCATTTGCTGCTGTTGTAGCAATCCCAACTCCAACATTTACACCATCTACTATTTTTGCATACGTTAGTCCTCTAGTATCAAAGTATGTTGGATCTACTTTATATGGTCCATCAAGTATAACATCTTTAACTCTTGTTGTTCCATCATCTTTCAAAAATTCGGGATGCAAATAAGCAACACCCTCATCAATGATTACGGCATCAACATTTGTTCCATCACGATTATAAGATAATTTAGAATCAACTTTTGAAGTTGTTACAATACCAACTCCACGAAATGGTAAACTACTTGGATTATTCACAAATAAATGTGACCAATTGCCTCTCACGCCATTTTTATAAGTAATAGATGTAAAATCATTTCCAATAGATGCAGTTATTACTGGTTTATTAAATGCGACCTTATTGTTATAAAATCGCAATAACATCGTTGATTGTGGTTGTGGATACTTATCAGGATTTAATTGAACACTTTCGATCTTTTCATGAGTTCTTAAAATATCTGCTTCTTCTTGTGAAATTAAATATATCGCAGTTCTTAATGAAAATTCCTGCAAATTTGCACATTCTATTTTTCTATTTGGAATTCCATCAATTTCATTTTCATTAATAATATAATTATGAATTTCTTCCCAATCATTTGCATCGTTAACTATGACAATATATTCATCAATTGGATCTGGAGTATATTCAATTATTTCTACAGGAAAAGATGATCTAAAACTAGGATTAATTATTTCCATATCAAATCATTGTCTCCCTACTAAATCTATAAGTTACTAGTCCACTTACACCACTTTCTGGAGTAAACAATAATTTACACATACCAGAAGAAACTGTTGCTCCGACTGAAACTATCAAACTTGGTTCAAACATAATTCCATATTCTTGAGAATATGCATTTGTTCCATTCTGCATCAAAAGAACCTTCTGTGCCTGAATGGAATTTGCTGACTGAACATAAATGGTATATTCTGCAGTTCTGAAATTGATAGAAGAAATTGAAAAACTGTCAATATCGGTACTTACACCAACAGAAGCTGAAAATGTTCCAACTCCTGTTTTTACACCATATATCTCAACTTGAATTGGTGTTGTTGGATTTGTGGACCCAATACCTAAATTGCCACCAATATAAACACTGGAGTTGATACCAGAAACCTGAAGAACTTGTCCTAAAGTTCCTGTAGAAGTTCCACCACCAATGAATACTGGACCATTAGTGAATGTAGAAACACCAGAAACATTAAGTTGTTGTGCCGTTAAATCTGTTGCAGATATAATTCCTAACGTACTAATACCACTATAATTTAAGTTAGTACCAGTAATGTAAGTTATGATACCTACAGTACTATTAAAGTTTGTAATAGTACCAGCAACACCAGTAATATTGGTAATGATACCTACTGTACTATTAAAGTTTGTAATAGTACCAGCAACACCAGTAATATTGGTAATGATACCTACAGTACTATTAAAGTTTGTAATAGTACCAGCAACACCAGTAATGTAAGTTATGATACCTACAGTACTATTAAAGTTTGTAATAGTACCAGCAACACCAGTAATATTGGTAATGATACCTACTGTACTATTAAAGTTTGTAATAGTACCAGCAACACCAGTAATATTGGTAATGATACCTACAGTACTATTAAAGTTTGTAATAGTACCAGCAACACCAGTAATGTAAGTTATGATACCTACAGTACTATTAAAGTTTGTAATAGTACCAGCAACACCAGTAATATTGGTAATGATACCTACTGTTGCATTAAAGTTTGTAATAGTACCAGCAACACCAGTAATATTGGTAATGATACCTACAGTACTATTAAAGTTTGTAATAGTACCAGCAACACCAGTAATATTGGTAATGATACCTACTGTTGCATTAAAGTTTGTAATAGTACCAGCAACACCAGTAATATTGGTAATGATACCTACTGTTGAATTAAATGTAGTAATAGTACCAGCAACACCTGTTAGGTTTGTTATGATGCCTACAGTACTGTTGATGTTAGTGATTGTTGCTGCAACACCAGTAATATTGGTAATGATGCCTACTGTTGAATTGAAGTTGGTGATTGTACCAGCAACACCAGTAATGTAAGTTATAACTCCTACAGTACTATTAAAGTTAGTAATAGTAGCAGCAACACCAGTAATATTGGTAATGATACCTACAGTACTATTAAAGTTTGTAATAGTAGCAGCAACACCAGTTAGGTTTGTTATGATACCTACTGTTGAATTAAAATCAGTAATAGTAGCTGCAACACCAGTAATATTGGTGATTATACCTACAGTACTATTAAAGTTTGTAATAGTAGCAGCAACACCAGTTAGGTTTGTTATGATACCTACAGTACTGTTGATATTAGTGATTGTTGCAGCAACACCAGTAATATTAGTAATAATACCTGTTGTTGAATTAAAATCAGTAATAGTAGCAGCAACACCAGCAATGTAAGTGATGATACCTACAGTACTATTAAATGTGGTGATTGTGCCAGCAACACCAGTTAGGTTTGTTATGATACCTACAGTACTGTTGATATTAATGATTGTTGCAGCAACACCAGTAATATTGGTAATGATACCTACTGTTGAATTAAATGTAGTAATAGTACCAGCAACACCAGTTAAGTTTGTTATAATTCCTACTGTACTATTAAAGTTTGTAATAGTACCAGCAACACCAGTAATATTGGTAATGATACCTACAGTACTATTAAAGTTTGTAATAGTACCAGCAACACCAGTAATATTGGTAATAATACCTACTGTTGAATTAAAATCAGTAATAGTACCAGCAACACCAGTAATGTAAGTTATGATACCTACAGTACTGTTGATATCAGTAAAACTACCAGTTATCGCAGTAACTTTTGTATCAGTAACTTGAACTCCACCAACAGAAAGAATAACACCAGTCGGTACAAGTGTAGAACCAATACCAATTGCCTGATTTGTAATCCAAGCATCAGTTGTACCAACACCATAAGTACCATTTTTGACCCACATGAATTGTTTGTAGGTTTCTGGTAGGCTATTAATTCCTGCTTTTTGTAATGGAACCAACCAAGAACCTTCAGTACTTGCAATTGCAATACCACCATGATTTGCAGTATTATCCGTGGAAATATCATTTCCAAATGCATCAGTAGTAATACCAATTACAATATCCTTATCTTTAACTTGTAATGAAGCGACAGCAAAAATTGCAGTAGTACCACCAACACTTATATTTCCAGTAATATCTAAATTACCAAAAACCGTAAAACTGTTTGAGGTCTGTAATCTATCTGCGGATACAGTACCAGCATTCAAATTTGACGCATTTTGATAAAAAGACCCTAGTTGACTATTCAAATACTCAACATTTAAATTAGATACTAATGTAGAAGAAGCAACAGAAATTGGAGCAGTTCCATGTACTATAGTAGAATCAAATCTAGATGCAGTTATAATACCAGAAGAATCAATATTGGTATTTGAAATATTAGTAATCGTACCAATACCAGTATAATTTAAATTAGTACCTCCAAGATTAGTAATAGTACCTACAGTACTATTAAAGTTTGTAATAGTACCAGCAACACCAGTAATATTGGTAATGATACCTACAGTACTATTAAAGTTTGTAATAGTAGCAGCAACACCAGTAATGTAAGTTATAACTCCTACAGTACTATTAAAGTTAGTAATAGTAGCAGCAACACCAGTAATATTGGTAATGATACCTACTGTACTATTAAAGTTTGTAATAGTAGCAGCAACACCAGTAATGTAAGTTATAATTCCTACAGTACTATTAAAGTTTGTAATAGTAGCAGCAACACCAGTAATGTAAGTTATAACTCCTACAGTACTATTAAAGTTAGTAATAGTACCAGCAACACCAGTAATGTAAGTTATAATTCCTACTGTACTATTAAAGTTTGTAATAGTAGCAGCAACACCAGTAATATTGGTAATGATACCTACTGTTGAATTAAAATCAGTAATAGTACCAGCAACACCAGTAATGTAAGTTATAATTCCTACAGTACTATTAAAGTTTGTAATAGTAGCAGCAACACCAGTAATATTGGTGATGATACCTACTGTTGAATTAAATGTAGTAATAGTACCAGCAACACCTGTTAGGTTTGTTATGATGCCTACTGTTGAATTAAAATCCGTAATAGTACCAGCAACACCAGTAATGTAAGTTATAATTCCTACTGTACTGTTGATGTTAGTGATTGTTGCTGCAACACCAGTAATGTAAGTTATAATACCTACAGTACTATTAAAGTTTGTAATAGTACCAGCAACACCAGTAATATTGGTGATGATACCTACTGTTGCATTAAAGTTTGTAATAGTACCAGCAACACCAGTAATATTGGTAATGATACCTACTGTTGAATTGAAGTTGGTGATTGTACCAGCAACACCAGTAATGTAAGTTATAACTCCTACAGTACTATTAAAGTTAGTAATAGTACCAGCAACACCAGTTAGGTTTGTTATGATACCTACAGTACTATTAAGTGTTGTAGAAGTAACAATACCACTAAACTTACCATCCCCTTGGACCCAAAGAGATGATGTTGGATTAGTGGTTCCTATACCAACTGCTATGGCATTTGGTAATATTATCTTTGCATTATTAATTGTCGATATTCCAGTCGTAGCACCAATAGATATCGAAGTAGCAGAACCAAATCCAGAAATATTTGTTGCGTTTGTATTGAGTAATGTATATGATGTTTGATTTGTTTGAAATAATGAAGAATTATGATTAATTGTGTTACCAAATGTAGAAACACCAGAAACATTAAGTTGTTGTGCCGTTAAATCTGTTGCTGAAGTAATTCCTAAAGTACTAATACCAGTATAATTTAAATTAGTACCAGCAATATTGGTGATTATACCTACAGTACTATTAAAGTTTGTAATAGTACCAGCAACACCAGTAATATTGGTAATGATACCTACTGTTGAATTAAAATCAGTAATAGTACCAGCAACACCAGTAATATTGGTAATGATACCTACTGTTGCATTAAAGTTTGTAATAGTACCAGCAACACCAGTAATATTGGTAATGATACCTACTGTACTGTTGATGTTAGTGATTGTTGCTGCAACACCAGTAATGTAAGTTATAATACCTACAGTACTATTAAAGTTTGTAATAGTACCAGCAACACCAGTAATATTGGTGATGATACCTACTGTTGCATTAAAGTTTGTAATAGTACCAGCAACACCAGTAATATTGGTAATGATACCTACTGTTGAATTAAAGTTGGTGATTGTGCCAGCAACACCAGTAATATTGGTAATGATACCTACTGTTGAATTAAATGTAGTAATAGTACCAGCAACACCAGTAATATTGGTAATGATACCTACTGTTGAATTAAAGTTGGTGATTGTGCCAGCAACACCAGTAATGTAAGTTATAACTCCTACAGTACTATTAAAGTTTGTAATAGTACCAGCAACACCAGTAATATTGGTAATGATACCTACTGTTGAATTAAAGTTGGTGATTGTACCAGCAACACCAGTAATATTGGTAATGATACCTACTGTTGAATTAAAATCAGTAATAGTACCAGCAACACCAGTAATGTAAGTTATGATACCTACAGTACTATTAAAGTTTGTAATAGTAGCAGCAACACCAGTAATATTGGTGATGATACCTACAGTACTGTTGATATTAGTGATTGTTGCTGCAACACCAGTTAAATTTGTTATGATGCCTACAGTACTATTAAAGTTAGTGATTGTTGCTGCAACACCAGTAATATTGGTGATTATGCCTGTTGTTGCATTAAAATTAGTAATAGTACCAGCAACACCAGTTAGGTTTGTTATAATACCTACAGTACTATTAAAGTTTGTAATAGTAGCTGCAACACCAGTAATATTGGTGATGATACCTACTGTTGAATTAAATGTAGTAATAGTACCAGCAACACCAGTAATGTAAGTTATAACTCCTACAGTACTATTAAAGTTTGTAATAGTACCAGCAACACCAGTAATATTGGTGATTATACCTACAGTACTGTTAATATTAGTGATTGTTGCAGCAACACCAGTAATATTGGTAATGATACCTACAGTACTATTAAAGTTCGTAATAGTAGCAGCAACACCAGTAATATTGGTGATGATACCTACAGTTGCATTAAAGTTAGTAATAGTACCAGCAACACCAGTAATATTGGTGATGATACCTACAGTACTATTAAAGTTAGTAATAGTACCAGCAACACCAGTAATATTGGTGATGATACCTACAGTACTGTTGATATTAGTTATTGTTGCTGCAACACCAGTTAGGTTTGTTATGATACCTACAGTACTGTTGATATTAGTGATTGTTGCTGCAACACCAGTTAGGTTTGTTATGATGCCTACAGTACTATTAAAGTTTGTAATAGTACCAGCAACACCAGTTAGGTTTGTTATGATACCTACAGTTGCATTAAAGTTTGTAATAGTAGCTGCAACACCAGTAATATTGGTAATGATACCTACAGTACTGTTAATATTAGTGATTGTTGCAGCAACACCTGTTAGGTTTGTTATGATACCTACAGTTGCATTAAAGTTTGTAATAGTAGCTGCAACACCAGTAATATTGGTAATGATACCTACAGTACTATTAAAGTTAGTAATAGTACCAGCAACACCAGTAATATTGGTAATGATACCTACAGTACTATTAAAGTTAGTAATAGTAGCAGCAACACCAGTAATATTGGTGATTATACCTACAGTACTATTAAAGTTTGTAATAGTACCAGCAACACCAGTAATATTGGTGATTATACCTACAGTACTATTAAAGTTAGTGATTGTTGCAGCAACACCAGTAATGTAAGTAATGATACCTACAGTACTGTTAATATTAGTGATTGTTGCAGCAACACCAGTAATATTGGTGATTATACCTACAGTACTATTAAGTTTGGCAGAAGTAACTATTCCACTAAACTTACCATCACCTTCAATCCAAAGTTTAGACGTTGGATTTGTGGTCCCGATACCAACCTTTCCAGCAATATAAGTATCACTATCTACCTGAAGAAGTTGCCCCGCAGTTCCTGTTGGAGTGCTATTATATGAATAATTTGAATCATTTACACCAATAAAGACAGTTCCTGGACCAAGTGAAGTGTCACCAGTGATTTGCATACCACCAGTAACATATAATGAACTATTTCCAGCATTTGTCGTTCCAATACCAACTTTACCAGTTACTTGAACGACTGTATTGCCTTCAGTATAAGATTTTATACCTACTTTAAGCTTAGATTGTCTGCCGCTAAGGAACTGTGTCATTTTAGGATATTAGTTTAGTGTTTCTAGAATACTTGCGATAAATTTAATACTAGTTGAGTCACTTGCTGACAGAACAAGAGTATCACCAGATTCAAGAACTAATTTTCCAGATAAAAGATTTGCTGTATCATTTCCTGAAATTGGAAAATTCCTTAAAATTTCAGTAGTTACAGCAACACCAACAGAAGTTCTTCTGTGATAAAAAGATATATCATGACTATTTGAATCAATATTTGTTGCCTGTGACAAAAGAATAACACCAGTATATCCAACGGGTGCAGTATAAATTCCAACTTGATTTGTAGTTCCGACTCTTGTAATCGTTTTAAATACGTTAAGTGCTAATGCCATCTTTTTTTTAACCTCCGAGTGCGAGAATGAATGGTGTCATTGTTGAGAACAAACTCTTAGAATAGAACCTACCAGAAATTGTTCCAGTTTGCTGATTAATTGCAACACCATCACCAATTCGGAAATTACCAGATTGATCCGTACTTGTATAAACAACCAATCCACCATTACGACCATCAGTTTCATTATCTTGAATTGGAACTCCTCCAGTAGAAGGAAGACATTTAGCAATTTCAGTTCCAGAACCAATATATTCAAATGAATGCCCAGATGCTAGTACTCTACTTTGTTTAAAGAAAGGAACAGCAGTTCCAACACCTAGAGCATATGGAAGATTTTCATTTACAGTAATTGTATAAACATTATTAGAAATTGGTGTAGACCTTAGAACTGAATAATAAGTGGGCAATAATTCAATTGATGCCGTTGCTGTATTTATTCCAGCATTTGGAGAAGAAATTGAAACTTTTGGAATTGAGGTATATCCTCTTCCACTCGAAATAATTTCAAATCCAGTAACTGAACCATTAACAATTGTTGCAACAGCAGTTGCCTGAACGCCCCAGTCAGTTGGTGGTGGGTCAATTGTCACAACTGGTGTAGAAATATATCCAGTTCCACCAGAACCAACAACAACTTTATTTACGGTATAATACAAATCACCAAAATAAACAACTTGTCCATCAAATGGTCGAATTACATTAATTTTTGCTGTTCCAGTATTTGGAACATAATTATGTACTTGAGTTGCAATGCCAACATTTACTGTAAATACAGTACTTGAAGTAGAAACTTGAGGCAGTCCAATCAAATTTCCTTTTCCAACAAATGTCGTAATAATTCCAACAAGATTATCAATATTGGTTTTAACATCCGCACAAGATGCTGGGTCATTATTAGACCCAGTAAGTGGATCTACTGCTAATGTAAGATTTTTTACATTCAATTGATTGTTGATTGCAAGTTTCGAATAATCACGAACTGCATGAAATGCTGTAATTGATTGTGCTTCTTCTCCAACCAATCCATAAGAAATTGGTACACCATCTTTTGTAAAATATGATTTTGTTGCCTCAATAATACTTTTATTTGTATATTTCTTAACATCAGAAGCAACAGCATCTACAATATATCCAATGTCTCTTTTACACTTTAATTGACTAGATAAGAAAGTACCATTATTTAAAGTAATATTGTTTAATGTAATGAGATTTCCAGCAGAAATTGCTTGAGTTGCAATTCCGACAAGAGTATCAATTGTATTTCTTACATTCGTACAAGAATATGGATTTGTATTTGAAGTAGTTCCAATTCCTGGATTTGGATCCGAAGTAATTGTAAAATCTTTTACATTTAACTGATTTGTAATTGCTTTCTTGGCATAGTCACGAACACTATGAAACGCATAAACTGATTGGATTTCTTCACCATTTAATGACCCAGCTGCGGAACCAGTAAAATATTGTTTTGTAAAATTGATGATATAAGAATTACCACCAGTAAATAAATCAGTAGAGACAGCATCTACAAAATAACCCAAATCTCTTGCACACTTATTTGTAGTTGATATTCCAAGATTTTTCGTAGGCAAAGAAGAAGTACTTGCAGAACCTATAACTGTAGTAACAATTCCAACTATTGTATTGATTGTACTCTGAACATCAGTACAAGAATTTTGATTTCCAGATGGATCTACAGAAATATTTCCTCCACCACCATAAGTAGATGGACCAGAACTAATACCAAGATTTTTAGCATTTAATTGATTAGTAATTGCTTTCTTGGCATAATCCCTTAAAGAATTAAAAGCATAAACTGATTGTTGTCTTTCGCTTGTGCCAATTCCAATTGGTGTAGCACCATTAAAATACTGTAGAGTAAATTCTCTTGCATAATTATTTCCACCAGTAAATACATCAGTCGCAAGTGCATCAACTAAATACCCAAGGTCTCTAGCACACTTATTTGTAGTTGTAATTCCAAGATTTATTACAGGCAAAGAAGAAGTACTTGCAGAACCTATAACTGTAGTAACAATTCCAACAAGCGTATTAATATTGCTTTGAACATCAGTACAAGAATTTTGATTTCCAGATGGATCTACAGAAATATTTCCTCCACCACCACCATAAGTAGATGGACCAGAACTAATACCAAGATTTTTAGCATTTAATTGATTAGTAATTGCTTTCTTGGCATAATCACGAACAGCATTAAAAGCATAAACTGATTGTTGTCTTTCGCTTGTACCAATTCCAGTTGGTGTAGTACCATTAAAATACTGTAAAGTAAATCCTCTCGAATATGCATTACCACCAGTAAATACATCAGTCGAAAGTGAATCTACCAAATAACCCAAATCTCTAGCACATTTAGTTCCACCTGTTGTAAAATTTCCAAGATTTGTTACTGGTAATGATGAAGTATTTCCGGCACCAATCGTAACAGTTACAATTCCAACAAGTGTATTAATATTTTCTTGAACATCAGTACAAGCAGTTATATCAGTATTTAAAACTGAATGAACTCCTTGCCCGTATCGAATAGGTCCACTACTAATTCCAACTTCTTTATATGTAAGTTGATTGGTAATCGCAGAAGTTATTCCAACTCTTACTTGTCTAAAAGCATAAACTGATTGAATTTCTTCACCAAGCAATCCATTTGAAATTGGATTTCCAGCCCCATCAAAGTATTGAAGAGCAAATTGTTTTACATAATTATTTCCACCGGTAAATACATCCGCAGAAACTGCATCAATAAAAAATCCTAAATCTCTTTTACATTTAGATTGTGTAGAAGAAATTCCAGGATAAGCATTTGCTGTTGCTGTCCAAGCAATTCCAATAATTTCATCTTTATTGTTTTGTATTAAACGATAAGCATCATAATATCTTGAACGAGAATTTGTTCTCGCATCTCCTGGAAAATAAAATGTAGAAAATCCAACAGCAATTGTTGCAAGTGATTTGTCAATAATTTCTTGCTTATTGATTTGTATCAAACGAGAAGCATCATAATATCTTGAACGAGAATTTGTTTGAGTTTCCCCAGGAAAATAAAAACCAGAAGGAAATCCAACAGCAATTGAAGCAAGTGATTTATCTATAAGTTCTTGTTTATTGATTTGTATCAAACGAGAAGCATCATAATAACGATTTTGATTATAAGGAACAGGGTCACTGGGAAATCTAAATGCTGACGGAAATCCAACAGCAATCGAAGCAAGTGATTTGTCTATAATTTCTTGCTTGTTTTGTTGAATTAAACGATAAGAATCTTTATAACGATAAGAAGCATCACTTGTAGAATCACCAGGAAAGATAAAATCTGGATAATTAATCGCAATTGATGCAAGAGATTTATCAACAATTTCTGTTTTATTTGCGGCAATTAAATTCCCAGCATCTACATATCTTCCGGGAGCAACTGTTTTAACTTCAAAGATATAACCATTTTTTCCATTAGGATAATATCTAGTTCCTGGTTCATAAGAACAAGTAAATCCAAGACCAGAAAGAGTAATACCCATTCCAACTGAAAAGTTATGTGGAACAGAGGTGTAAGCTTTTAAAATTCCTGTTGTATTATCATATGAGGCATTTGTAATATTTAAAGTTGGTACACTCAAATCTAATACAAAAGTATCAGCATTTGACTCGGCAGCATATGTAACTATTCCAGTATATTTAAGTGGCCCAACACCTTCAGCAACTAATCCATAATTCCCAAATGATGAGTTGGAGTTTGTTAAATCGCAAGCAGACCCACCTCCACAATATACTGCAACATCATCACAAATCGTAAAGAGAGAAACCAACTGAGCATATCCCTCATTTGTCATCGAGGCACCGACACCCCCTTGATTATATTGAGTATAACTATCAAGAACCATCGACTTTAATGGTCCAAGTGCGATATCTCCATCGACTTTCAAACCAATACTATTCGGAATGAAATTTGTACAGTTTTGAGTATATGGAGAATGTTCAATATATCTTTGATTGATTGGATCAAATGCAACTACTGCATTTCCATTAAAGGATGGTCCAACAAAAGACATTTGTGCGATATAACAACCAGAACCAACATGAAAAAGGTCAGTATCAAGATTTTGTGGTTGAACTGATACTTCTCTTAAACTATCTCCAATAACACCTACAGTATCGGGAAGTACGATTGGATTATTCTCTATATAATTTCCAGCACTAACCTTAATAACAGTTCCTGCTGTTGCTTCTGCAATTGCTCCTCTGATTGTTGCTTTTGCGTCTCCGAGTTTTCTTCCTGTGTTTGTGTCTTTTCCATCTTTTGTGACATATAAAATATTTGTAACTTTAATTCCTGCACCTAATCTAATAATATCTGTGCCAATTCCAGACCTTTCTCTTTTAGCAAAAAGATCTGCATCATAAGTATTAAGTGCTAATTCTCCTAAATTAATATCTGCTACTGTTGGTTCTTTTCCAGGTACAGCAGATCTTTTTATCCTGATAGGTGTGGACATTTATCGCATTCAGTATGTACCAAAAAGGGACGGTATAATCCGTCCCTATTATTTAGTATTCTTATTTAAACACTATTTTCATCATTCAATTTCTTCTGGTTCTTCTGATTTATTTTCTTCTTCAATTACTATTTGAAGTGCTTCGATTGCACCTTGAATACGAATGAACTGTTCTTTTTTTGTATTAAAATCTCTTTCAATTTCTAAGAGTTCCTTTTGAAGATTTGTTGCTTGTTCAGTCAGATTATCAAGCATTTCTTGCGATTTCATATGTATAAAAAATAATTACGATTTTATTTAGGATTGTTGTTCTTGGGTCTTTTTCATAATCTCATCAAACTTTTCATTCATCCAAGTTTCTTCATTTTCATTCCATTTTTTTACAGGGCAACTATCCAGAGCAAATGATACTTTAGAAGGAAGAAAGCATCCACAATGTTTACATCTGGTTTGAGCATCATCATACCATTCACAAGTTTTACAAGTTTCCAATCTTTGTGCTTGCACTTCAGCAGAAACTATAAGTGCTCCACCTTGAAGTGCATTTTTAATCAAATCAAAGCTAAACTTTGCTAGGTTCTTTCCTTGTTCAGGTAAAGAAGGATATTGAGTTTCAGTCATAACGATTTTTGAGTTTCGTTTTATTTATGGATTGGATTTTTGTGGTCCAAGAACATACCCATTAAGAGATGTATAGTTTGTTCCATTTAATGAGTATCCTGATGCTCCCCCTTGTCCAACAGGTAGAGAACCAGTAGAACCACCAGTTCCTCCAGATACATTTCCGCTAGTACCAGAGTTTCCAGTACCACCTTGACTTCCAGAATCTCCATTATTGCCAAAGTTTCCACCATTTCCACCATTTCCACCATATGCACCATGCCCACCATCTCCAGCATTTGTTCCACCAAGAGTATTGTCAGCACCAATCAAACCAGAAGATCCAGCAGTACTGCTTTGATTATATCCTTGTCCTATTCCTCCAGCACCACCATTTCCACCATCACCTCCAGTACCTCCATTCGTATAAAATGTTTCATAAGTATAATATGAGCAATCAAATGGAATTCCAGCTCCAGTACATCCTAGAGCATTATAAGTATTACAAGCAGAAACATCACGATATGCACAAGCAATTAGTAAAGCATTACAGGTAGCAGCATCTCTATAGCAAGTTTGTCCGTGGTATGTAGCCACAACATAACTTCCACTACCACCATCACCACCTCTACCACCTTTAGTCCCACCACCGCCACCGCCACCGCCAGCAACAATAGACCCATTATTTTGTACAGATATCGAACCACCAGATCCAGGACCATCCGCACGAATTGCATTTCCGCCCTTACCACCATCTCCGCCATTTGCGGCACCGGCTGCACCACCAGCACCCTGAATAGAACCATTATTTTCTAATACAAAAGCACCAACAACTCCACCACCAATAATAAGTGCAGCAAGACCTGTTGTAGTTGAACCAACTACAACTCCAGGATTAATAATCAATCTCTTTCTTACACTTCTTCCCCAATCTCCTCCAAAATAATCTGCAGCATTTATGTTAGTTGTAGTTGAAGTGACATATTTTTTAATTTCTGGTTCTTCTGGTACATTTACCGTTACACTTGATGATGCTGTTTGTCCTTCTAATCCATTTACAGTAATCGTATAAGTCTGAGGACTGGTAAGATTACCTGTAGATGCATCTCCATTCAATTTCGAACCAGCAAAACTATTAGGGGTAGAACTATTAACACTTGTTGTATTATCACCAGAATTCCATCTTAAAGTCGTTGAACCATTATATGAAATATTTGTACTATCCGCACTCAACGATACACTTGGAGCTGGTGGTGGATTTATATTTACCGTAACCGATACAGGTGTTGGGTTTGATGGTGGAGAATATTTAGATGTAGCAGATGCAGTAAATGTTTTACTACCACCTCCAGCACCTGCTTTTAGATTTCCAGTACTTCTACTTCCAGATGTATTGTACATATTTCCAATACCATCTATATAAATTGGAAGTTCGACATTTTCAGAATTCCAACTAATCGTTGATGAATTGTCGTAATCAACTGTACCTGGACTTGCACTTATACTAAGACTGACAGGATAAGATCTTGTAGTAAGAGACCAAGTATCAGATACAGTTGCAGTTACTGGACTTCCAAAAATAGATGTATCAGTCCCAGACACACTAAATGTAGTAGAAACAACCTGAGCATTTCCTCCCGCATTCATACGCAACTGTATCTGGTCTCCATTTAGAACTTGATAATTCCCAGTTCCATAATCTCTTACTATCGTTCCGCCTCTTGTAACTTTAAATTGAGCACTATTTCCACTAATACTTGCTGTTCCATAATCATATGTTCTTGGTGTTTGTCCAGAAGCAACATTCGACATTCCACTTAAAGTTACAATATTACTTTCTATATTAGTTTTTAAGTATTCAATATCAGTTTGATCAGTAAAATTAAATGCATTTGGAATACCATCTTCTGGGCGTTGCCTTGTTGTTATATTAAAAGTATCAGATTTCTTTCCAACCGTTAATGTTACAGCATAAGTTGTTTCATAATCTGGTGGACTATATCGAATTGCTACAGATTGATTTTTTCTTACATACTGTGAAGTAGAAGTATAAGACGCACCATTTACTGATATTTCAGATCCAGAACTTGGAGTTACCTTTGCCTTATAGTTAATGCCAGTAATTGCAGCAACAGTTCTTGTAATTGTTGTATTAATTGGAGCATCTGCAACATCTGCCCCAATACTAAAATCATCAGGAAGATAATCAAGATTACCTCGATAAGAATATTCAGAAATTACGCCAGTAGAACCGATAAGTGGAGACATTTTTACTTATATTGTGATTGTGAAGCAAATACTGAATATGCAGCAGAACCTGTTTTTATAATTACATAAGTGTACAAATCTACACTACTTACATTTCCACCAACTGGAAGAACTTCACCATACCATTTTGGAGTTACAGAACTTCCATCAATTGTGATTGCTGTATTATAATATGCAGTTGTTCCTTGTGTCGCAAGAATAGCAACAGTAATGGACTCACCGGTTGTGAGGAAATTATTTAAAGGAGTACCCCCATTTCCACGGAAATTAAGTGTCCAAGTTCCAGTTGTATCTGAAGTAAAATAATGAACATTATTTGTAATCAAATCAATATTTACAGATCCACTAAGTGGTGTAGCATTTAAACTTACACCTTCAGTCATTCCAACAACTTTTAATGAAGAAGTAATTCTATTTGCCGTAAAGTTTCCAGAGGCATCACGAGCAACAATTGTTGATGAAGTATTTGCATCTGTAGCGTCAACATTTATTTGTCTTGCTGTTCCACCTGTATAAGCAGAACCAACAGCAAAAGATAAATGAGTACCTAGAGTTAAATCTGCAAGAGTATTTCCAAGAGAAATACCAGAAATCGTAGGAGTTGCTAGATTTGCATTTGTAATTCCAGCAGTTCCAGAAAGATTTGCATTTGTCAATCCACTAATCGTATTATAAGTAGTAGAAATTGTTTTATTTTTAAATATATCTGAAGTTTCTTTTGCAACTAATGTATCAGTTGTAGCAGGTAATGTAAGAATACCAGAAGCAACAGCAGATGCTCTTACTGTTGTAATTCCAGAAGTAGAACCAGTAAATCCTGCACCTATAGTACCACCAAATGTTGCTGTTGTAATTCCTGTTGCTGTTAAATTTCGAGATTGAATATCACCACTAATGGTAACATTACCATTAGAAGTTAGATTTCCGACATCTAATGTTCCAGCAAATGTAGAAATTCCACCATAAGTTGATTTAAATAATCCATCTAAAGTCACTTTTACTGATGAAATAAATGTAGCTGCAATACCAGTAACTTCTAAATTATAAAGTTGCGAAATTCCTTGTGTGTGTTTTTGTGTATAAGAAGATGTTATACCACCACCAGGAGGTGGTGTTCCGGGAAATGTTGCAGTTCCATAAATGTTAATGCCATCAAATGAAAGGTTTGAAAATGTTTGTTGTGCAGGAAAGGTTATACTTTCAGTAACAACAATAGATTTAAACTTTGAAGTTCCATTTACTTCTAATGGATTTGTTCCATCAAAAGTTGTAGTAGTTTGACCAATACCCAACTTATCAATTCGAATATATGTACTATTTGTTTCTCTACTAACTAATCCAAATCGTTTCCAATCTCCATCTGCATAAGTATATCCCAAATATCCACCAGTTTGAGGAGTAGCAAGTAATGAAATATCACCAGAACGAACACCAGGAATATCAGAAGAAGTTGGTGTAGAAATTCCAACTGTAATTAACTTTGCTTGTGCTGTAGAACCTTTAACAAATAAATTCTTTACTTCAAGACCAGCATTAGATGTACTTGTTACTTTTTGTGTAAAATTAACTGGACCATAGAATTGTGATGTTTGATTGTTATTTTCTCCACCTTCAATCGTAAGCCTATCTCTTACAACCAAGTCATCAAACACACCACTCAATCTCTTTGTACTATCAGTATTTGCGTCATCTCCAGTATATGTAAATACTGGAGCATCAAATACTTCCTCTTCACCAGTTACAGAAGTAAGTTTTTTTGCACCAGAATAAAATTCGCCAAGGTCGTTCATTCCAGAATAAACAATAGTTCCACCATCCTGCTCTCTTGCCTGGGAAACAATTATTTCATCTGTGGAAAGAATTCTATCTTGCTTTTGAGGCATACCAGTTGAATAGTTTCCTGGACCATATCCAAGATATTCGAAAGTATGACCAGAAGCACGAAGATATGATGGACGGTGAAATTGAATTGGTATTACACGAACTTTTTTTACAAGTGTTCCATTATCTGCCGGTGCAGATACTGTACCCAGTTGTCCTCTAAGAACTGTCGTACAAGCATCATTTGCAATACGAAGAATTTCTGAATTTATTTGTATAAAATCACCCTTTCTAAATCCACCAACACTTGTAATACTAATTGATGTCGATGAAGATGTTAGAGCACTTGAAAGTGTAGTACTTATTCCAGCATAGATATAAGAAATTCTTCCTCCAAGATTTAATTCACCTTCTCCAATTGCAAGAGCATTTGCCGAAAATTCTTGTCTTAATACAGAACCACCACCAGTATATGTTTTTGTTGCTGAAACCTTTCCAACATTAAATGTAAATGTCGTTAAACCAACAACCTGATTTACTACAAATGAACTATCGTAGATAGTATGACCAGTTCCAGTAATTGTAAACTTATTTCCTACAAGTAATCCATGAGAATTTGAAGTTGTAACTGTTGCAATTCCTGTCTGAACACTTGAGAAATCTAATGAAGTAATTGTATTTCCTTTCGCAGTAACTGCTATAATTGGAACTAAACTATCAGTTCTATTAATAAATTGTCCGACATTATTTGAATTATAAACAGTAATCGATTTTGGTCCAGGAATACCAGTAATTTTAAATGTTCCATTATACTTATCACTCGAAACACCAATCACTTGAACTGCATCACCAATATTGCTATTAATTGCAGTAACTTGTACTGTTGCAAGTGATGTTCCACCAACAACACTCATCGTATTTCCTACACCATAAGCACTACCACCATCAACAATACTTATGACATTTACAGAACCAGCACTAAGAGTTGCTTTTACTGCTGCACCAGTTCCAGCAGTAGTTCCAGGAACAAGAGAAGCTGAATAAAGTGTAGTTGAACCATATCCAGAACCACCAGAAGTAAGGCTCAATGTTTTGATTGAATTTAAGTTATGTTCCCTATCAGTATAAAATGTAATATCAGTTCCACTTACGGAAGCACCAGTAATTCCAAAACCAATTGTATTTTCTAATATAAAAGAATTTAGTGCTTCTTTTGTGACAGAATTTCTTTTATCGTTAGATGTAATTTTTCCAAGTGGATCTACATTAGCATATGATATTGTTGCGTCTGGATCTGAATTATAATTATCTCTATCCATTTGTGGATAAAGATTACGAACATCTTGATTATAATTCTTTAAACTAATTCCATAACCAACATTTGCAAGTGCTGGAGACACATTTGATGTCATCACAGTCAAATGATAAATTCCATCTTGTCCAGTTGTTGCAGAACCAGGAATATGTTGTCGGATTTCATCAATTCTGTAAATAAAATAAGAATCTTTATATCTTTCTCTACTTACAGTTGGTAATGCATTTACTTGTTGAGATGTGTCTCTTTGATTTATATTATTAGTAAATGTGCCTGGATCTATAGAAATATCAGAAATAGTAAAAGTTTTAGAACTTGGAATAGATGCAATATTAAAAGAACCATTAAAAACAGAAGATGCCGCACCAGAAATATTATTTGTACTTGTAACATTCTGTATTTTTACAGTATCTCCTATAATAAAATTATGTGGAAGTTCAGTTGTAATTGTAATTACATTTCCGCCATAAGATGCATTTGTAATAATTTTTGGATTTTTAAGTTGAATTGAGTTTGAAATATCCCCAGAAATAACTCCAGGACTATCAATTGTTGTTGTACTTGATTCTTGAATAATAAATCCAGCAACAGGAGGACGAGCATTTGTTGCTTCTTTTGGAATTACATATCTAAGCTTATAAATACGATCTGTCAAAGAACGATTATCAAGTTTTCTTTTGATAAATGTAGTACTTGTTTCATCACCTAACGCAGTTGTTCCAAGTCCTACGATAGCCGTATAAATTTGATTTGTAGCATCTAAAGAACTATTAATATACCAACTACCTTGTACTGAATCATACTGAACTGGATGTGCCAATTCTCCAGGTTGTTTATCTATCGCAGAACTTATAACTGTAAGATTTCCACCAAGATTATTAACTCCGGTTATTGTTCTTGGAGTTGCTGCAATTGCATCACTATATGTTGGTGATAATTTAATCTTATTTGAAGATGAATTATACACATAATAAACTTTATTTAATTCAATATTACTTGGTGATTCGGCATTATCACTAAATATTCTAACTTTTTCTCCATTATAAAATTTATGATCTACCGTTAATGTGAAAGTATCATTAGTAATACTATTAATGCCAGCAGTTCTTCCAACCTTGGAAATTTTATTTGCACTAAAGGTAGTTCCATCCGGTGATTGCATCAAAATTGGAGCACTATAAGAAGTAAGTGCTGTTCCAGCAGTTACAGTTAAATATAATGAATCGTTTTGTCTTGCACCAATTCTATAACTATCCACTTGGTGTGGAGGAATAATATCTTTATTTTTATAAGAATAAAGATAAAGTCGAGAAGGATTTGCATTATTAATTATTTGATTTGTATCTAATGACAACCAACCAACTTCTGTCTCATCTGTAGTAATTTCTCTTGGAGGAATAATGTGTGTAACATATCCAGAATTATCCCTATCAAACGATTCTTTACGAAAACCAATTGATTCTAATGAAACTGCACCAAAGTTGGAATTTGAATTAGTGATAGACATATCTCCACCACTTTCTGCAACAAAGTGTCTTGCAAAACCAATCGCAAAAATCGAAACACACTGAATAAAAGCACCATTAGTTACTTTAATGTGATAGTTTTCATACGATGGTTTATAAATCGAACCAGAATAAGTATGTAATGGTGAATTTGAAGATTCATCATTATTTTTAAATGATTTGCTTGTCGCATTATAATCAATAAAAGCATTATCATCTTTTTGAAGTGAAATGCCGGTAAATTGAGAAACAACCATAGATTTAAATCCGGTTGCTCTATTTCCATCAGCAAACATTCCACATAATCCATAAACAGATCTTAAGGAACAATTGAAAATATAAGGGGAAGCAGAGGATACACTATCTGCTTCTACAATAACTTGAGAATTTTGTATTTGAACGTCAGAAGGAAGAGCAACTACAGGAGTACTTATTGAACTATAAGTAAAAGTAGTAAGTCCTACAACTTCTCTAACTGTAAAAGATCCATTATAAGAAGTTGTATCGATACCAACTCCACTAACAAGAATTGGAGTATCAACATAAAGTCCATGATTTCTATTTGTAGTTACTGTAATTATTGGAGATGGAGCATTTCCATCTCCAGAAAAAATACTTGTAATTCCAAGAGAATTTGCGTTTAAATTTCCAACAATTCGATATTCATCAACAGATGGTTCAAAATCTACACCAGTTGGATAATCAGCAAGAGGTCTTCCAGATGCAGTACCATAAACTAATGATATTTTATTATAATACATCTGAAGATCTGTTAGACCAGTTTCAGTAGTTCCTAATTTAACTTGATTAATACCATCAGCATAAACAAATGATGTTAATTTATGATGAGAAAAGTTTGGAACATGAGAAGTATTATTATAATTTTTATAAACACTTCGATTTGGATCTGCATCTAAAAATGTAAAGGCAGTAAAGTAACAAGTACCAGTTACATTAAAAATAGATGAATTTACAATATAATCATCTAAAGGATCTGGGACATAAAGCGGGCGAATTTTTGTCTTTCTTAAATCTAAACCAATAATAGATGTGCCACGGGGCATAATAACCCCACCATCTACTGAATTTAGTTTATATAAATCATTATTAATATCATTCAAATCGGTATTATAAGAAGAACCTAATTCTGTAATTGTTGCTCCAGAGGTAGTCCAAGTTGCTCCAGAACCTGATCCTGTTCTTTTCTTTAATGTTGCCGAGGTATTAATTGAAAAACCAGGACGATTATCAATATAATGTGTGCCTGGATATACAAGAATTGTTGTTCTATCGATCTTATCGTTATTTCTTCCTACTTGATATGAAAATCTTGCTGCTTCCAGCAAAGCTCTTTGTATAGTTTTATATGGACGAGCTAGAGAATTTCCCTTATTCTCATAACTATCCGTAGAGTCAAAATCCGAAGGGCTAACATAAAGAATATTTCCTTCAGCATTCTTTAAAAAATTCTCTAACCTTGATAATGGCATTTTATAAGCACAGATATTTCTTCTGTCTTATTTAGACACTATTTTTTTATACCCGTGGTCGGATTCGAACCGACCCTGGAAGGATTTTAAGTCCTCTGTCTCTGCCGCTGGACTACACGGGCATACAATAGAACCTAAAAGGTTCTATGCACACGGAAGGGGTTTGGTAAGTATCTCACCTCATTTATAATATCCCAAAAACACAAATCCGTCAAGCAACAAGTTCACCACGAAGTTCAGCAAGTTTTGCAGTTGCAAGTGCTTCTACACAAGTCCAATAAAGTTCTCCACTTACTATATTTTCGTCTGCAAAATGTTCTGCTACATCTTCTTGAAGTTGTTGAAGTTCGGTCAAAGCGTTTCGGGTAATCATCATAAGTGGTTCGTTGTTCATCACCCGTATATCATAGCACGGATTTGGAGTCCTGTCAAGAGGCATGTCAAGTGTTGACAAAGTTCTCAAATGTTCCTAAAATCACTCTGTTGGGTTTGAAGATAACTTGTATCTTAATTACTTAAAAGAATATATTATTCAAATATTTTATCAATTAACCATTGAGGACATTCTGGAATATCATTCATGTCTCCCACAAGTTCATGGTTATAATTTATTCCATTAAACATATGTAATGTATCAATATTACTTTGAATTCCATTAGCAGAAGTTCCACTAATCCAAATTTTAACATCACCTATAATTATTCTTCTAATATTAGAAGAATTTAATTGAGAATATAAACTTGTTGGTTTTTTAAAATATAAATGAATACTGCATCTATCAGTTGATTTATCAATTCTTTTAAATTTACAATAATTTAAAATATTTGGATCAATATTTGAAATAGAATTTAATTGAGTACCAAAATCAATATCCAATACTATCAAATTAGTGTTATTAGTTATTATTCCATATCCACAAGTAAATCTTATAGAATTGTAATGTATAAATTTTGGATAATTGTTAGTTAAAATATCTGAATCTGTATATGGAGTATCATCTAAAGATTTTGCAAAAAAATAGTCCCAGTTAGAATCTTTAAAAACAAATAAATTATCTATTAATTCTGATTTTTTAAATCTATATGGAATAATATAATTTGAATCTGTAGGATCAACTTTACCCAAATATGAATTTTTATGATAACCATCTGCTAAAAAATAATCATAATTATCAGAAAGTTTTTCTATCGTAGAAATTACTTTTGATTTATATTCAATATATTTTTGATCAGATTCCAATATAGAAATCTGATCATTGTAGTAAGAAAAATCAGTAGCATATTTATAATAATCTATTAAATAATTTTTCATATTTAAGAAATTGAATCGACAGAATAATATCCTCTAAAAACATAAGAACCTCCATACGTTATAGATGCCATTATGGGTCCAACGGGACCATTATTATAAGTTAAATCTTGCATTGTTACAGTAAATCTAAAGTATACATAACTTCCCGCACCAACAGTAAGTGTATAATCATATGGACTACTACCATAGGCAGTTGAACGAACTTGCTCATTCACAATAATTTCCATATAAGGATATGCAGGAGATGGACTATAAGTAATTGGAAAATTATTAAGAATTAAATTATAACTTCCTGCTGGAGGATAAAATGTTTGAGATGTAAAAACCCTCGAATTACTATTATATGGTACATAAACATAATCAGTAAAAGTTTGTATTTCATTTACTGCCCAATTAAATGAACTTTTTCCATAAAAATCATAAAGACTTATAGTACCACTTGCAGGAATACCAGCAGATCTTCCATAATACTCATCAATTCCAATGGGATTTACTCCACCAAATTCGGTTTGAACATTAGCAAGACTAATTTCACCAGAGGATTGAAGAGTCATTGTTTATTTGATAAAATTATGCTTCAACAGCATTTTTATAATATTCAGTAGTTTTTAAATGTTTATATGCCTGAACAATAACACTGTCAGGACTATCAGGATCAATAAAAAATAGCACTTTAAAGTCTTTTCCGGGAGTTGCTAATCTAGAATCAATACTTACATCAGTTGGAGATGTTGCAAGAGCACCAATTGGCAATTTTCCTTCATCTCTTGCAACTTTAGAAGAATACACTTCAATTGCAATTTTGCCTATATAACCGGATTTCCAATAAACCCATAATGTTTCATCCTCATCATCTCGATGTGTCAATTCATCGGGTCTTGATTTATCTGGTGGCGGAAGAACATCATTCAATCTTTTTTCTGTAGTTATATTAACGATTACGTGATAAGCATCATCAACCACAAATCCAGTTCCAGGAATTTCAAAATCTCTCAACAATGCCACATTATTCTCCTAATTTCGATTTAAGTTCTTCAATTTCTTTCTTCAAGTTATTTATAATTATAGTTTGTTCTTTAATTGCCTCAATAAAAAGACCTGCAAAATTTCCATAGGATACGCCATATTCATCAACATCTTCGGCATAAGTCACAACTTCGGGCACAATTGGTTCAACTTCTTGTGCTATAACACCCATTTCAACTTTATCGGAATTAGCATTATCTTCAATATCAATTCTCTTATAAGTCACCCCACGAAGTTGATTGACTTTATCAAGTGCATTAGTTACAGTTTTAATTTCAGTTTTCTTTCTCGCATCAGAATATGCAACAACATTTCCTGTAGAATAAACTCCACCCGATACATACATTCCATAAGATCCTGATGTAGTAGATGTATTCACTCCCATACAATTATTAGCAATTAGATGATAAAGAATCCATCTACCATTTGCTTCACGATAAACTCCACCATTTCCTGCAGAATCATACATTCCAATATTAACGCCACTGTATACATCATAAAATCCACCATAGCTATTTCTAGATCCCTCAATAGTTCCGGAAGTATATGTTGATGATGTATTTGGTCTCATCTGCCAACTATTAGTATCCGAATAAAAACCAGTGGTATTTGTATACATCCAGGTATACTTGTAGGTGTAATTAGATGTACCGTTAATTTGGAATATTAATGTGTCATTAGAATAATCCGCCTTAAATCTGATACCTTCATAAGAAGGGTTTGCAGCTATAGTAATACCAGTATGATACTGAAAAACTAAATCTGGGTATGGATGTGTCCAAGAACCAGATTCTTGAAAACCAAAAGAATATGGATATGAAGATCTTGTCGAACCACTATTAACACCTGACGCATAAGGTGTGATTGGACCAGTACCAGAAATTTGGTTATTGTTCATAGTAAGTGTTCCACCCAACGAACAAGTACCACCAGATTGATTGGTTGCAGTAGTAGCAGTTACAGAATTACCAGAACAAGAAGAAGCAGTAGTTGCAGTTGCAGAATTACCAGAACAAGAAGAAGCAGTAGTTGCAGTTGCAGAATTACCAGAACAAGAAGAAGCAGTAGTTGCAGTTGCAGAATTACCAGAACAAGAAGAAGCAGTAGTTGCAGTTGCAGAATTACCAGAACAAGAAGTGGAAGACCCACTAATATTCATCGTTTGTCCACTAATAAAAGTAGCAACTTTTGCCGCAGTAGCAGAACGATAATAATTATCGCCAAACTTACCCATTAAATAAGTAAGAGATCCACTGCTTACATCATCACTAGAATTAAAATAACTACCAAATCCATATCTACGATAATCATCTCCACTTCCATCTCTCAATACAATAGAACTAGCAGTTGCAGAAGTTGATACTTGATATCCTTGCAAATAAGAAGCACTAACGCCACTTAAACTCGAACCATCTCCATAAAATTTTGTAGCATACAAATAACCATCATAATTTAATCTAGTAGTATTTGATGGTGCAGTTGTTCCACCATCAAATTGTCCAGAAGATTTTGTTGTTCCATTATAAGACACAAAAGAAGAACTAGTTGAACCAGAAGTTGCACCTTCAACAAGTTTTGCTTTTGTTTGAGACATTATTATATCCGATTACAATTTGAAGTATTTATGATTTATATAATAATACTAGGGTGTAGAAGGCCATTCTGGGTTTTTTGGATCATTCGTATTTTCAGGAAGATCTCTCAATGCTTGACGATAAACTGCCCATTCTTGTTTTTTTTGTTTAGTGATTGGACTATCAGAAAGTTGCGTCCAATCACATTCTATCAATTTACGATTTCTTTCATTACGAAATTCCTTCCAATAATCTCTTGATGCTTCTCTTAATTCTTCTTCTGCCAATTGTTCTCTAAATCTTCTTTGTTTTTCTGCATCAAATATCTCTAATGCTTGTTCGTAAATTCCAAGTTCATTAATCACTTCACTTGGTGTATTCTTATATTCTATTCTACCTACAGTATCATTCCAAATGACTGCATGAACATTGGAAGGAACCCAAGATAGGTCTTCCTGTATATTCCCAAAAGTTTCATCATTCAATCTAATGTATTTTTCTGATACGATAAATGCTAATTTCATTACTGATCTCCAGATTTTAATATATTATCTTGAGCATTACCGGAAAGTATTTCATTTATAGAAATTCCAGGTTGCATAGAATTTATATACAATTGTCTATTTTGAATATTTGTATCGACAACCTCATTTCTAAAACTTTCTATTGCTGCTCCAGTAGATCTTTGTTGCTGTGAGTTTTCAATCAATAAAGTAGGCATCCAAGTAATTGCACAACCCCATTCATCAACTGGTTCTCCAGTATTAGGATTATAACCACGAATTTGTGTAAACCAAGAACACTGAAGTCCTACACAATCCTTTTTAATTAATGGACAATATTTTCCTTGTTCGAGTTTCATAAAAATAAATTAATCTTTAGAACATATTATAACATCAATATACTGAACAGAAAAGTCCATAGACGCTCCAGAAGTTCCACTATTGTTGACTGAAATAGAGTGCCCGTGACTTCCACCATTATTTGTAGTAAAAGCGTGTTGGTGATCATTACTCATACCAGCAGTTGATCCTCCATGACTGTGATTGCCAACACTATTAGTCGATCCACTATGGCTGTGATCACCTGCTGAATTGGTACTATCACTGGCAGGGGCACTAACCTTAACTCTATTCTCATAACCACCAGAAAGATTTAATCCATACCCACCTACTTCACTTCCACTACTATACTGGTTCATAGAATGACTATGAGAACCAGCACTATTAGTGGAAAAATCATGATTATGTCCCCCATTATCATTAGTTGTAAAACTATGAGTGTGATTTGCGTTTTGACTACCTGATGTCCCATCATGTGTGTGTCCACCATGATCAGAAGCACTTGCAGAGTGACTGTGTTCTGGTAGTGGAACACCTCTACTAGCAAATACAGAAGTAAATGATGAAGAACCACCAGAACCTCCGCCTGTTCCGGAAACAACTCTTAATGCTTTATTATCATGAGATGTAGATTTCGTCCAACCAGTCGGAGCAGATGATTGATAGAAAAGTAAAGTAGTTCCAGAAGCAAATGATGACGAACTTCCCCACTGAAGTCCACTTCCAGTAGATTGAAGAACTTGACCCGAAGAACCATTTCCTCCACCAGCAGTTAGAGTACCTGACAATATTAAGTTGGTTGCCGTTCCTCCACTTGCTGCCAAATAATAAGTGCTTGCATTTCCATTTAAATACTGACTATTCAGATTTGATACTAATGTAGAAGAAGCAACAGTAAGTGGTGCAGTCCCTGTTGCTACAGTTGAGTTAAATGTAGATGCAGTTATAATACCAGAAGAATTAATATTGGTATTTGAAATATTAGCAATAGTACCAATACCAGTATAATTTAAATTAGTACCTCCAAGATTAGTAATAGTACCTTTAGTGCTATCAAATGTGGTGATTGTACCAGCAGTACCAGTAATATTAGTAATTGTGAGATTACTAATTGAATTTCCCCATTTAACACCAACAGAAGCACTTGTGTCAGCAATTAAAATACTATTATTTGCACCTACACCCAATATTGCAGCAACATTATCTCCAGATGCTACTACCATATCGCCCTTAGCACTCCAAGAAACATCACTCAATAATGCTCCTTGTCCACCAAGAGCAACAACAAAGCAACCTAATCCCGAAGCAGGAGCAGTTGTAAATCTAATTGTACTTGTATTAAATCCCCCAGATTGAACAATAATAAAATCAGTTCCTGGTTTTTGTATTATGCCACCAACAGATACGATCAAATTTGCAGAACTTGCTGCTGGAACAAAGGGAACTGATGCAGATGCAAGAGAAAAATCGGTTGTAGATCCATTAAAGGATGAAGAAAAATCATCAAGAATAATTGAGTTTCCAATTGGATATTGTCCAGTAACAGATGCAGAGTTTGCCGGAACATATCCAAGAGCATTTGTAACTTCCGAAGACAATAATACACTATCATCACCATTTGCCTTCAGAAAGTTAGTAGCAGTCGCACCAGTTTTAACAAATTTAAGAGTATTTAAAGTTCCAGTACTTGGGTTACAAAATATATCAGTATCTACAGAAATTGTACCTATACCAGATGTAACTTTTGAAAAAGTAAGATATCTTGTGGCATTTGAATTATCCAACCCAATTGCAATCGATGAAGCAGAACCAGCATTTCCATTTACATTTCCAGTAACATTTCCTACAAGTGTCGTAATACCACTCAAAGAACCAGTATAAGGATTAAATATTAACTTATTACTAGTATTTGGTTGTGTAAATTCTACATCATTTGTATTCAATAAAACATAATAATTAGAATTTGCAGTTGTCCCTAAACCAACTCTTACAATATCTGGATTTTCACGAAGATATAAACCAAGTGCATCTCCGAATAGATCTGTAGATGTAGTTATACCAGTTCTAGTGTCTCGGAGAAGAATGCTCATGAGAAATACTGATTATATGTTGAGTTGTTTAGAACTGATTTTATGTTGTTTATTTCACCTTTTCTTGAATTTAAATCACCTTCTGCAAATATATATCCATATCTTTGCACATAAGATCTTTTAGTTTCAACTTTGAGAGAATTAGATCCAACTATAATTCCATCTCTTTGAGATTTTAATGTATTCAACTCTGATTTTAATGTACTCATTTGAGAAGCATAAGTAGAACAAGATGTCGGACAAGAACTTGTTTCGCTAGAACTAATTTCGTAAATCTCTGTAGAACCAATTCCTACACTCGCAACAATATAAGTATCTACTCCAGTACCCAAAATAGGAGAACCAACATTCGTAACTTTAAATGATGCTCCACTAAATGCAGAAATTGTAAGAATGTCATTTACCAAATAACCAGTACCACCATTATTTACGATTACACTTGAAACTGATCCACCAGCAGATACAGTTATATCTGCCTTTGCACCACTTCCTCCACCACCATTTAAAACTTTTCCATAATAAGCAGAAGAAATAAATCCAGACCCAGGATTATTGATAATCAATTCTAATATTGAACTCTTATCTGCACCAACAACTACAGAAGTAGATCCAATTCCAGAAGTAAATGAAGTCGAACCATCAGTACCATCAAGTGGGGAATATGGATTTATTCCAGAATATGAAGTACTTTCTGCATTAATACGATGTGCTTTTGCTTGTTCATAATAATAAGCAGAAGATGTAGTACCACATCCACAACTATTAGCAATTCCAGAAAGAATTGAAATATCATATATTTTTTTGTTAATATTAACAGTAATTTGAGCAATATTTTCGTCTAACTGTGATATTGGAGATACAAGTTCATTAATTGAAGATTGAAGTGGTTGTTTCAATTGTCCAATTGTTATAATTTGATTTTCAATTGAATTTAATTCCGCATCATATTTTATAATTAATGTTTGTTTAGTCATATCTATTCTCCTTCATACTCAACAATCAATTTTGAAATATCTTTTCTTGTTGCATATACAATATAACTACAATCTATTTTTCCACCCGAGTTGTTTAGTATTTTTATTTGATTATTTTCTATCTTTTGTACATAGAGTTCTTGATGTAAAACATAAGAAGTCAAATGAACTGTGATTGATTTTTCATCAACTAATCCAGTCCAATAATCAGGCAAATTGATTATATTCGAATTTATCAATCTACCACGAGTATAAACTCCATTTTCTGGTCCTTCCAAACAACCGTGCCTTAACCTATGTTTTTCCTTTGTTGGATGTGGAATATCAAATAACTTAAATGGTGCTGCAACTCCGCCAAGAGCACTAAACATACCCACCACATTACAAATACCCATTACAACTAAAGGACCATTAACTACCTTTGCTCCATTTGTAATATGAGAACTATTATTTACTTTTAATCCATTCGACATATCTATGCCGTTTTTAAATGCTGAACCATAGCAATTAAAAATCCCAAGATTATTGGTAATACCAGTTATATTGGTAATCGGTCCAAGAAGATTTGAAATACCAGTAACTTCAAGTGAAGCTGGAACTGATACTCCTATTGTAGGACCAATCATACAAGCAGCTCTTGCTATTCCTGCCTGTAATGTTCCACCAATATATACTGGACCATTTAATGCAGCAGTTCCTGGTGTTAAATCAGTACTTCTAGTCAAAAACGAAGTATCAACTTTCCCGCAGATTAATTTTTCTCCAACATTCGCAATTGTAAAATCAGCCATTAGTTAACATATGGATGTGAAGAAATCTTTGAATTTTTTAACTGCTGCTATTATTTTTCCCAAAAATGAAGAAGAATCCGTATCTACGCCACTCGAAATTGTAGTTTGTGCAGAAGCATAAATGTCAGTAGTAGCACCGGCAATATTTACTCCTTGTGCCGCTGCAATTGTTGCAGCTCCACTTGATTGCACTTCAACATTTGGAGCACTCATTTTAACAATTTTAGAACCCTGAATTGTTACTTCACCTTCCGAACCATCTACACCAATAATACGAATATTTTTTGCTTCAAGAATAATAGTTCCATTGATTGCTCTCAAATGAATATCTCCATTTAGAGCATCAATTATTTTTGCTGGTGTTTTATCATCAGCAATTTTATGTCCCACAACTTCTTTTGAAGTTTTATTTACAACAAAATCAGAATTTCCATTTTCGTAAATAATAAGTCCTTGTCCCTTATCTGTTGTACAAGCAATATCTATTTTTCCGTTTTTAGCACTATCTGTGCCTGCTTCAAATCTAAATCCTGGAAGCTGTCTGGCAAATGGGTTTCTCATATACAATCTATTACTGTTACAATTCCAACAGTTGTTGCTCTTGTATTTAACTGCTGACTAAATGAAACATAAGTCGGATAATATTTCATTCGTGGAATAACTTGAGCACCAACTCCTGTTCTTGTATTTATAGTAAGTACAGGAAGTCGATCAAATCCACAAATTGGATTATTTAATGGTTGAATATTTACAATTGCACCACTACCAGGAGAAACAATAGGAATATAATTATTTTTACCATCAGTAATTGTATCACCAGATGTATATCCATATCCAGGTGCAGTTATAATAATATCTTCAATACAACCAGTAATACTACTACTAACTCCCACATTTGGTTTATAATTAATTAAAACATAAACAGATGCTTTTTGATTATCCAATTTAAGTTTGAAAATTTTATTTTCTTTAATTACATTTTTATTTGTTTGAAATGTAATTTCAGATTTGTTATTTAAAACAGTAAAAGAAGAATTTAATTGTTTATTTACCAATAATGTTGCATCTATTCCTGTAATTGTATATGGAACAACAACATTATCATTCACATTTTCTGTTATTAAACTAATTCTAAATACTTCTCCTTCATTTACTATATCTTTTGTTGATTTCAAATAATACTTTTCTTTTGCCGGTTGTGCTGGAACAATAGGTTTAATCAAAACTTGTATGGTTTTTTTGTAATCTGGCAATGCTAAATCAAATACCTTTGCATCTATAATTTTTCCTTTATTTGCATTAAAGGTTATAGTTGAGACATTATTATTAATTACAAACTCACCATTAAAACTTTGCCCAATTAAATCATTTGGTATTCCAGAAATTTGATATTTAATTTTAGTTCCATCAGAAATATTGAAACTTCTAGCAGTAATTTCAAAAATTTCTCCCTCAAATACTGATGATTTGTTTGATGATAAAGTAATGCTAATATTCTTTTGAGTAGTTGCGGTCGTTCCTATACCAGTGTTGGCAGTAGTTCCTATACCGGTGTTGGCAGTAGTTCCATCTCCACAGCTAGTATCTACTACTATATTTGAATAATTACCTTGACAATAACCAAAACCAACATCCTCTACATAAATTGATTTTATACATCCATATTTGTCATTAATAATTGCTCTTGCAGTTGCTCCACTACCATAACCACTATTATCCACAATCATAACAGTTGGTTCTGTTGTATATCCACTTCCTTTACTGGTCAATTCAATAGAAAAAATTGAACCATTTGCACCGACAATAGCAGTCGCACTTGCACCATATCCATCCCCAATAATTCTTACAATTGGTGGAATACAATTTGGATGTCTTACTCCAGGAGGTAATGGTATTATATCATCTTGTGTTGTCGGATTTGTTACTTTTTGATTACAAGTATTAAACAACGAATTAAATTTTCCATTCAAACCACCATAAATTGGTGTTTCTCCAATTGCTGCTCCAATAGAACCCAAACCATCACTCAATCCATTCAATACATTTACATTAGAGACCATTTTTTGCCAATCGTCTGCTTCCTTTTCATTTGGTCCAAATTTAGCAGCCCAAACACTTGGAGTTTTACAAGCAAGTCCAGTACAATCAAGAAAACTTAAAATTTGTGATGCTAATGAACTTGCTTGATTTAGAATTCCAGTAATTGATGAAAGTCCCCCAGTAAGCCACTCAATTCCAGATATAATATCTGCAAGTGCATCTTCAATAGCATTCATCAATTCAGAAAGAATACCAGCAGTTAATTGCTCTATAGCACAAGCAGGTGCATTTATTGGAGCAATCAAATCACTAAGCATATTTTCAATAAAATTAAGAAGGCTAGCAGGAAGTTTTTCAAGAATACAAAATATTTTATCCAAAATGACCTTCATTGCTTCCAAAAAATGCACCTGATCTGGTGGTGGAACAAAAATTCCAACAAACTTACGAAACAACGTAACAATACATTTAAAAATTGTACCTCTTAAATTATTAATAATTAATTTTACAATTCCAAGAACTTGTCCTGCAGTTCTTTTTACTAAATTTCCAACATTTACAACTTCATTTAAAATTGGGTCAATATAAGTATGCAAATATCTATCAAGTCCATTTGTAACTGCAATAAAGTCTTGTATTGCTTGTGTAATCTGTCCGATTAAATTATTTTCACATCCATTTGGTCTAACTAAAGTAATATCCGCCTTTTTTTCTACCGAAAGAGTAGATGCAGCAGGAATACCAGATTTAATACCTGCAATTTTATCACCAAACTGTGGTATTGTTGCAATATTAGTTGTAGTCGAACTTGAAAAACCAAAATCAGAATTAAAAGCAATATTCGTTGCAGATGCTTGAGATAATGGTGATGTCTCTGCTTCTGTAAAAGATTTTGATGCTCTGCTATCTTTTTGTGATGGTTTAATTAGATTTCCAGGATGTCCAGTAAAAGGTTTGAACTTTGAACTTTTTTCTTTTGTTACAACATCTTCTGTCTGTAAGTTTTTTGTTCCATCACTACGATAAAGCAATCCAATAATTACTGGTTGTTGCCCATCATCTCCATCCAAGAAAAATCCAAAACAAGTTTCACCACCTTTTAAATGTAATGTTCCTCCAATACCACCTTGAGCACTTCCAAAGGAAGGGTCCAACATTACTTGTGCCCAAGGCAAATCATCATCAGAAAGAATATTTCCATCAAAAGAATGATATCCAACTATTCTAACTTTGCATCTTGCTCCCCATACTCCATCTTTAGTACCTTCTAAAGATATTTCTGATTTTTCTGCCCAAACGGAAGAATGTGCTACTTGACCAATCCACCAAGTAAAACCATCTTTTCCGATATAATTCGATTTTAATAAACTCTCTTCAATCATCGTATAATCTACACTCTAATGCTTCTGGGTGGTCGTTGCAATATAATTGCAACGGAGTCGGAACTTTATCTTCATTTGGATTATTTTTTTGATAAGATAAAAGTTCCTGAAGATAACTTTCCAGATATCTTTTTCTTTGTTCATTTTGCGAATAATGCACTTCTTCGCAAATTTTATCAATAAGTTCTTTTAATTCCATTTTTAAAGATTTTTAGGTCCATATAGTCCGTAACTATCACGTATTAATCTAATAGATGTAAGCATTTTATTAGTAGGATCAAAATGATGTCTCAATTCTTTAATTAGGTAAAATCCACTTTGTTCTGGATCTACTTCTCCATTATTTGAAGGTTCCATTTTTGGAAACTGTGCATAAATTATATCGCCACATTTTAAATTAATATTCAAAGGCACATTCATATTTAGTGCTTGACTAAACAACAGATTATATCTTGAATAAGACATAGACATATCAGCACCACTTATTAATTTATCACCAATAGAACCATCAGGTTTTAATGCACCACGATCTGCAACTTTTACCATAATACGAGAAACACTATCTCCAAATTCTTCAGATACTGCAATACTTTCAGCAGCACCAAGTTTATTTTTAATTTGATCTTTTAATGTATACTTATATAAATCCAATGAATTACTATAAAGATCATAAAAATAAGTTTTATTTGCATACATACCAACTCTCAATGATTTCATTAAATCAATATTTTTTTCATAGTTATAATTAATAATTTTAAAGTTATTATTCAAGTCATTATGTTGAATTACAAATTGTTCATAACTATAATTATAAACTTTTTTCTTATTTGCGCTTGATTCTTCTATTCTTGTATTTGATACTAAACTATCAATACTTCTAAAATTAAATCCATCTCTATTTTCATAAAAGAAAAATCCAGCAGTTCCTTTTGCTATTCCACTTTGATCACCACCAGAAGTTCCTGTAGCACCTCCAGAAATTGCAGAAACTGCCTTTGGTCCTAACCACTGCAAAATATGAAATGGTTTCTTATTATTTCCAACAAAAGAATAAGAATTTGATGTTTGTTCTATATTTTCAGATTTGAATTTATTTGTCTTTAATACATCTTTAAGAATTTTAGTTACAGTAGTTTTTAAATTTCCTCTATAAACTGTTTCACACCTTACAGTTTCATTGGTCAAACCTTCTCTAGAAACAAGATGCAAAGTAAATGATTCATTTGTATTTTGTGCATCAAGATTACTTACCTTATACACATACATTGCATTTTCACCATCCAATAAAAATTTACCAGAAGCAGTTTCAATCTCCATCGAAACTTTTTCGCCACCACGAATTGGAAGTAAATTAAAGATAGAATATGAGTTAATCACATCCATCGTCATTGTTATACAAGGAGACAAAATATCTTCATAATAATCTATTGATGTGATTGAATTTGTTAAATCTTTTTTATTTCTACCATCCAATGATTGAATGGTGACTGATTGGTATCTTAAACCTTGTACTGCGATTGCCATTATGATGAAGAGAGATTAGTGAGAAGCATATTCTTCCATAAACTATTTAATATATCACCTTCACTTGGAGATACAACAACAACTCCACCACCACTACTTTGACCACCACCCATTGGAATAGGAACTGGAACAATAGAAGGTCGTGCTGCAACTTGTGGTTGCATATTTCCCATTAATACTACAGTTCCTGGTGTTTGTTCTGATGGAGTACCAATTGCTGCTGGTATTGGTTGAGTTGGTGCTGGTGCAACTCCGCCCATTTTAGAATAATCACCACGAAGAGCAGCATCTACATTTGATTTAACTGCATCTAATTTCTTTTGATTTTTTTCTCTCAAATCACGAACATAAGCATTATACATTTCTTTATATTGCTTTACTTTCGGGTCTATTTTTTCTGGTGTTTGTGCCAAACCTTCAAATCCACTTGAACTTGAATATGTCTTTTGTCCCAAAAGTTGTGCTTTTAATTTAGGATCTTTAAGTATTTTATCACCATCTTTTGTTCCTTTTATAAAATCTTCAATTGGTTGTTGTTTTTCTATGGTATTGATTTTTTGGTCTGGTGCCCCTTTTGTTGCCGATGTTCCTGCCTTTGGTTTTACTTTTACATTACCACCAAATCTAAACAATTTATCTTCATATGGTTCTGGATTTGAAACTTTTCCATTCACATCAACCTCAAAATGTAAATGTGGTCCAGTTGAATGTCCAGTAGTTCCAATTTTTCCAATAACAGTTCCTGGATCTATTTTTTGTCCAGAAGTAACATTTATAGAACTTAAGTGTGCATAAAAACTACTCACCCCCCCTGGATGATTTACTTTAACTCTATTTCCATATCCATCATCTCTAAAACCAGCATCCGCAACAGTTCCTGGTTGAATAACACTAATTGGAGTTCCTTGAGGTAAAGGATAATCAATACCATTATGATTTCTTTTTCTCCAAGAACTATAACCAAATTTATCTCCCTTTGGACTTGAACTTGGAAGAGCACCACCAGTTGATTCTAAATCTTGCAATTGTCCAGGAGTTGGAGATGTTGATTGATCCCTTTCACCATATTCACCATATTCAGTCATTTTATCTTCAGTAGAAGCATTGGATGGTTGCTTTCCTGGCGCAGCACCCATACCACCAGCAATTTTTTCAAACTTACTTACAACTTTATCAAATTTATCAGTAATACTTACAAATGTAACATTACTTGCAGATGCCGCTTCTCTCTGCGTTCTTTCTTGTTCTTTTAATCTTGCGCCCATTTTATCAGCACCAGTAACTTTATCTGCAATATTTCCTCCAAGTTCTCCACCTTTCCATCCACCAGCAAGGGATCCAATAATTCCACCTATCAATGCACCAGGAGCTGCACCAACACCACCAAATAAAGAACCTATTCCTGCGCCTATTGCCGCACCTGCTTGACCACCAGCCCAAGCACCAGCAAGACCACCAGCAAGACCACCACCTGCACCAACTCCTGCCTGAAGATCTGATTGCCCTTCTCCCTTTCTTCCCATAAAGTCAAGACCAGCAAAAGCAACATTTAATATTCCACCAATTTTTCCAATTCTTCCTCTTGGTGCTTCTCCAAATCTACCACCTCCACTTCTTCCTGCTTGTCTATATTGTGCTGCAGTTTCTGCTGAAAAACCACCACCTTTTACTCCCTTTCCGTGCCCTGTAAGATATTCATACTCATTCATATCTGAATTTCTGAGTAATGCTCTATAAGCAGCAGAATTATTACTCGTTCCACCCTTACCAACAAGTCGTTTATAATCTCTTAAAGCAAACTTTTCACCTTTTGTTAGATTGCCTTTTTTGGTAAGATTTTTGATAATATCTTCATAACTTCCTTTGAACTTTCCTTTAGGGAGTCCAAATTTACCTTTTAAAAATTTTGCTCCTTTTCTAATTCCAAGTGCAGCAAGAAGTGATCCAAATAATCCACCTCCGCCTTCTCCACCAAGATCAGATCCAACAGAAAACTCAAGATTTTCTACTTTTTTTATCTTGGGTAACTTTATTTTTTTAATATCTTTATTACTTGCACCTAACCAATTTACAAAAGCATCATAATCTTTTGCCCTTTTAGATAAAGGACGTTTAGTTT